CCCGCCGTAGCCGTCAGTTTAACCAAGACGTTAACGCCACTAGCCAAGGTTTGGCCGTGCTGCGCCGCGCCGCTGCGCCTATTGCCGGTGCTATTGCGGGCATGTTTGCGGCTAACTCGCTGCAAAACCAGATCAACTGGGGCGACCAGCTACAGAAAACCAACCTGCGGATTGGTGCCAGCACGGAAGCGCTGAGCCAGTACAACTACGTCGCCAGCCTCTCTGGCGTCGAGTTCAACCAGCTAACGACGGCATGGCAGCGCCAAACCCGCCGCATTGCCGAAGCCGCTGCAGGCACTGGTGTTGCGGTTGCGGCGCTGGATCGCCTCAACCTTAGTGCCCAAGAGCTGAACCAACTGGCCCCAGAAGACCAGTTCGAACGCATTGCGGAAGCCATGCAAGGCGTGGAAAACAGCAGTGAGCGGGTGCGCCTTGCACAGCAGCTTTGGGATAGTGAAGGCGTGAAACTGGTGCAGATCGTCAACAGCGGCACTGATGCCATTGCTGCCATGCGCGCGGAGGCTGACGCGCTGGGCCTAACGATCAGTCAAGACACCGCCAACGCCATGGCAAGCTATAACGATGAAGTCGATCGCCTAAAGTTTGCCGCGCAAGGTGTCAGCCAAACACTGCTTTCTGAGCTAGTGCCTGCGATTACGGCAGGGCTACAAAACGTCAATGCGTTTATCCAAGAGGTTGGCGGAGCAGAGGTGGTGGTTGGCCACCTCACCGATGGCGCTCAAGTGCTTGCCGCACTGCTGGCAGGCCGCTACGCGGGCGCGTTTGCCACCGCTACGGCGGCAAAACTGGCGGCTACCCAGCAGTCTATCGCCTATCAAATGGCGCTGGCGCGCATGGCGGGCGTTAGTACGACTGTGGTCGCCAGCCAAACCGCGTTAGCCGCTTCAGTCCGTGGTGTTTCTGGGGCGTTAACGTTAGTGGGTGGGCCAGCTGGCGCAGCTGTGATAGCGGTTGGCTCATTGTTCTATTTCCGCGAAGAACTTGGCTTTGTCGATGCAGCAGCAAAAAACGCAACTATTGCACTGGATGATAATAGCGCCGCTATACGTGACGGTTCTGCCGCTGCCCTGGATGCCACGTACGACAACCTAATTAACTCTCTTGAGGCTGTTTCGCTGCAGGCTCAAGAAGCCATGGCGCAGCTAACAGAACTGGAAGCTCGCCAAGCATTCTATGAAAACTCACACCAAGGCATGGCAGATAGTGTGTCTGGTGCAGTGGATCAACAAACAGAAGCGTTGGCAGACCTGTGGGCTCGTCAAGTCGAGCTGCAAACAGCTATACGCAAAAACCGAGAAGCGAGAGAGCAGGCCACTAGCGCCGACCGCGCAGGTGCTCAGGCGCTTGAAGACATAGTAGTCACTGCGGATGCTGCCAGTGCATCCACCAACACCGCCGCCGCCGCATCCCGTGACGCCGCCAAACAAACCACCACCCTCGCCAACAGCTACGAAAACCTGCTAGACCGCATTCAGCCCAACCGCCGCGCCGCGCGGCAGTACGCGCAGGACGTGGGCACGCTGAATTTGGCCCTGGCCACGGGCCGCATCAATGCCGTGCAGTACATGCAGGCCATGGGCATGCTGCAGGAGTCGTTTCAAGCAGCGCAGCGGGAAGCAGAAAACACCGCCACCGCCTCAGAAGACGCCAGCCAGCGCATCGCCAACAGCTTCCTTAGCTGGGAAACCGTCGCGGATAACACCCTGCGCCGTATTGATGATTCCGGCCAAAGCCTGTGGCTAGGCTTGATCGACGGTTCTGAAAGCGCGCTGGATACCGTCAAACGCGGTTTCCAGCAAACGCTGGCAGAAATCGCTCACATGCTCACTACCCAGCGCCTGACTTTCCATGTGGCGGGCATGATGGGGCTGGATACCGCCGGCATGCCCGGTGGGGGTGGCGGCGGCTTCAACCTCAGCTCGCTAGGCTCGCTCTACACCGGCGCTACCAATCTCCCCTATATAGGCGATGCCATTAGTAGCGCCGGTAGTGCGCTAGGTTTTGGCGGTTCAAGTGCTGCAGCGGGTGGTTTGTACGCCAATGCGCTCACGGGCAGCGCGGCAGCGGGCGGCTTGTACGCGGGCGCGTCAACGGGCGCTGCCGTGGGTGGCCTTTACGGCAATGCCCTAACTGGTGCGGCAACCACCGCCTCCGGCGGCTTTATGAGCGCTGCCAGCGCCGCAATGCCGTGGCTAGCAGGTGGGGCGCTGGTTGATAACGTGCTCGGGCTGGGCATCGTTGACGGCATCGTGGGCGGAATTAGCGGCCTGTTCGGTGGCCGCAAAACCGCCCCTAAATTCGAGCTAGCTACCGTAGGGCAGGACGTAGACCCCACCCGGCACGGGCTGTTTGAGAACTATGGAGAGGGCGTCTACAGCCGTGGCGCGCTGGGCACCGTAGGGTTTTATGACCCTAACACTGCCCGTTTGGAAGAAACGTTCGACGGCTTCGATAACGCCAAGGCGTTTTTAGACGGCATCACCGCGCTAGATAACGCCCTGGTGGGGGCAGCCGCCAACCTAGATAACGGCGCAGAGAAAACGCAGGCCATGGCCAGCGCCGCCCAGGCTGTGCGCTTGAACGCCAGCGACGCCGCCGGGATCGCTAACCAGCTCGCTACGCGCACGTTGGCTGTCGTTGACGTTATCGACGGTGATTTTTCCGCCGCCTTGCGCGGTCTGGGGCTGGATGCCGAGCAAATCACCGGGCGCGTGGTGCAGGCCGCTAACGCGATGCAACTCCTCGACAGCAATAGCGCTCGCCTCAACCTGCAATTCGACGCCAGCGCAGAAGGAGCGCTCAATGCCGCCGCCGGCTTGTCTGACTACGTCGGCGGGCTGGATAACATCGCTGCCGTGAATCAGGCGTATTACAACGCCGCGTTCACCGAAACCGAGCGCCTAAGCAACGCCCAGTTAGATCTCTACAGCTCGCTATCCAACGTCACGGATGAAGTGCCGACCACTGTTGCGGGCCTGCGTACCCTAGTCGAAGCGCAAGACCTTAATACAGAGGCCGGAGGTCAACTAGCGTATCAGCTGATGCAGCTTGCCCCGGCGTTGCGCGAAACCAACGCGGCGGTACGCCAAGCGATTGAGCAGGCGTATCAGAGCGAGCTAGGCCGTGCGCCGGATACTGCTGGCCTTGAGTATTGGTTTGATCGGGTAGCCTCTGGTTCACTGACGCTTGATGGCGCTCTATGGAACATTGCGAACTCTGCGGAAGCGGCTAGCGTTGCTGCCATCGGTGGCGCGGATGCAATGCGTGAGCGCACTCAGTTAGAGCTGCAGCTACTACGCGTGCAAGGGAATGCCAACGCACTGCGTGATTATGAGTTATCTCAACTAGCAGAAAGCAATCGCCCCCTGCAAGAGCGCATCTGGGCCATTGAGGACGAGCGCGCCGCAATGCAAGAAGCGGAGCGCGCACAACAAGAGCGCATCCGTGCGTTAGAGCAAGAAGCGCGGACCATGATGAGCGCCGGGCAGAACATCCGCCAGTTTGTCGAGTCGCTGCAGAATACCGGCGGCGCGGGCGTCTCACCCGAAACGGCGTATCAGAATGCTGAAGAGTCATTCCTGGCCGCCATCTCAACGATCTACACCAGCGATGATAGCGCGCTGGTACAGGACACGATCAGCGGTATTACCGGCATCGCTCAGCAGTATTTGAACGCTGCCGAGGCATACGGTGCCAGCGGGAATATCTATCAGCAGGCACAGGCACTCGTAGAGGGCAGTCTAGATGATTTAGCGAGCCGTTTAGGTAGCGATGAACTAGAGGACATCGACCCGCAGCTACAGGCAATGGTCGATCAACTCAAGAACGTTGCCACCAACACTGGTTTAGCGGGGCCGCTGGCGAAGCAAGTGCCGTTAGCACAGACGTTCGCGGAGTTCTTCGGCGGGAGTGGCAACCAGAACTACATGGTTCGTCAGATTGGGGCGTTGGCTGAAATTGAAAAGGCCATTAGAAATCTTGAGTTTAGCTCTGGTGGCGGCTCCGATATTGACACATCGCCTAGTCAGCCTGCCGGAAAAACTTTGACTAGATCGCAAGTAACTTCACTGGTTGATGCTAGCGATAATTTCTCGTTTTTAAAACAAACCATGAGGGGCGATAGCTCGCAAAGAGCGTTTTCCCGCTCTCTAGCAGGCGACTTTAACTCAGGATCGCTCGCACCTTCCGTTGCTAGAAACAACGTAGACAAGCTGATTTCAGCTGTGGGTTTTGACGAGGCTAACTACCTGAGACTAAACCCGGACATCGCAGAGGCTATAGGCCGCGGCGAGGTCTATAGCGGCTTTCAACACTTCTTGCTTCACGGTATAGACGAAGGCCGCAAATTCGCCAAGGGCGGCGTGTTCACTAATAGCATCGTTTCATCACCCACGTTGTTTGACATGGGCTTAATGGGTGAAAGCGGTGATGAAGCGATTATGCCGTTAACTCGCCATAGCAATGGCTCGCTGGGCGTGCGTGCCGAACTACCTCCCATGCCACAATTCCCCTTGCTGGGTAAGAGCGATGTAACGCAGGTAATGCGCGACATGCAGCGCACGATAGAACAGCAGGGCAAAACTATCGAGCGCCTGCTCAATGACAGCAACACCCACCTAGCAGCCGCCAACAACCAGCGCGGAGCCGCTGCCACACAGCAGATTGCCGCTACTAAAGAAGGCAACAAGATGCTGAAAAAACTGGAAGATGACGCACGGTTGGAGGCGGCGAAACGATGACATGGACCCTCACCGTTGAAGCGCTGAATGCCGCCAATGAGCCGGAAACCCTGCGCTTTAGCCTGGGGCGTTACGACGCCCCGGACGATGCGTTTTATGATCCGCGCATGTTGCAACCAGGCTTGTATCAAGCGGGTTTATACGCGGGCCAACTACTGCAACAGGGGCGCAGCGGCCACGGCGAAACCACGCTTGAGAACAGCGACGGCGCCTTGGACTATCTAGCCGATTACGCCGTAGACGGTCGCACCATGCAGCTGAGGTTTGACGAACAGCTGCAGGTGGTGGGTACCGTCTCCCGGCTCGCGTTTCGTGAGAACGAAGTGGGCGTGATCTTGCGAGACCCTTTAGAACCACTGCGCAGCCCGCAACCGATGGACGTTTACGCTGGGGACAACGTGCTTCCGGATGGCGTGGAAGGCACTGAGGACGACATAGCGGGCGAGCCCAAGCCTCAGGTGTGGGGCCGGGTACGCAACGCTCAGCCGGTGTTGGTCAACACCAGCAAATTGATTTACCAAGTGTCGTCGCTTGCTGACTGCAACGTAACCGCCGTGTATGACCGTGGCGTGGCGCTGACGAACGGCGGCACTTACACCGACATAGCCCAGCTGCAAAGCACCGCACCAGCAGCGGGCCAGTACCGGCACTATCAGGGGTATTTCCGCCTAGGGGCAAGCCCAGTGGGTACGGTAACGGTGGATGCCGAGCAAGCCACGCCCACGCTGGGCACCGTCGCCGCCGCGCTGGCAGCCGAGCGCGGCTACACGCTGCACGCTGATGATGTGACCACACTGAATGCTTTCGGGGCCGTGAGCGTGTACCTCAACAGCGATACGGACACGCTCACCCTGTTAGACGAACTGGCCGAGAGCATCGGCGGTTACCTTACATCACCCGCTGAGGGTGATCTGCGTATGGGCGAGTGGCTGGAACCCGAGCCCAACAACAACGCCATTCACCCTTACAGCATGAGCAGCATCACCCGCAGTAGTACCGGCGCGGGTGAAAACGGGCTGCCAGTGTGGCGCGTCACCGTCGAATACGACCCCAACGGCACGGTTCAAGACGACCTGGCGGGCAACGTTAGCGACGAGCGACGCGCCCGCGTGGCGCAACCCTATCGCCGCGTTATCGCCAGCGCCCAAGCCGTGCGCGACCGGCACCCGCTGGCAGGGGAGCTAACGATTCAATCACGGCTCACTGATCGCGCCATCGCCCAGCAAGTCGCCAACCGCGTGCTAGCGCTGCTCAGCGTGCGGCGGGATACCGTCGAGATCGAGGCCCGCGAAACCCTCACGCCCACCGTGGGCGGTAGCGTGACGCCCACCACTCCCCGGCTGGGCTACGGCGCAGGCCGCGCTATGCGCGTGACCGGCTACCGGCTCAACGCCGAAAACCAAGAACTGACACTGCAACTGTGGGGCTAACCATGGCACTTGATCCCAACAAAATCGTACTGTGCTGGCCGAACTACGTGCCCGCTGCCACGCTCAGCGGGGGCAGTTGGGTGCCTACGCTGCCGCTGGCCCACGTACAAGACCGGCGGCTATCGGTCGTTGCCAAAACTGCATCGCTAGATCCCGCCGATACGCGTTTTACGCTCACCCTTCCCGGGCGGCGGCGGCTGCACGCTGTGGCCATCGCCGCCCACAACCTCAGCCCTACGGCCACGGTTCGCGCCCGAGCGTACCGCGATGCCGAGCGTACCGACGAGATCGCCGATACGGGCGTGCAAAACGTCTGGCCCATCGTCTACACGCTCAACGACGTGATATGGGGCGACGACAATTTTTGGAACCGCAGGCTCAGCGAGGAAGACCGCGCCACGTACACGCCGCTGATGATCCTGTTTTTTGACGAGCGGGTGATCGGCACGGCGGTAGACGTCGAGCTAAGCGACCCCGGCAACCCCGACGGGGCCATCGAGCTGGGGCGCGTCATACTCACCGATGCCTGGCAGCCGGAGTACAACATCAGCTACGGCGTGCAGCACGGCTACAACAGCGGCACCACGATGACTGAGGCCCGCGACCCCTCACGCACTGAGTACGCCGATGAGGTGACGCCCAAGCGCACCGTCTCGTTTGACCTGAAACTTCTCAATGAAGACGAAGCATTCCTACGTTTGCACCGCCTACAGCGCACCCAGGACATCGTCGGCGAACTACTCTACGTCTACTCAGTGACCCCCAGCCCCGCCAACTTTGCGCGGGCGATGCTGTGCAGGCAAGAGACGTTAAACCCCATCACCCACCCCTATTTTGCTAACTACGAAAACCCGATGGCTTTGCTGGAGATCCTATAAATGGCTAATAGCGTCACGTTTCCCACGGAGTACGGCGGTAGCGGCATCACTATTACCGATGATGCCGACCCCACGACCGGCCTAGACGGCACCGGCTACATCGAGCGATTTGTACCCGCCCTGCAGCAGGGCCTAGCCATGACCGGTCACGCTGTGCAGAAAGCGGGCGAAGCTGATAGCGCAGCGCAAACCGCCAGCGCCGCAGCGCAGCAAGCCAGCAACGACCGCGACAGTATCAATCTCGACCTGCAAACCCTCAATGGGCTGGTCAGCGATGCCGACGCCAGTGCCGTAGACGCCGCCGGTAGTGCGACTACGGCGAGCAATATGGCCGATGCCGTGGCCCAGGCCACCGCTACTTACGCCAGCGTTTCAGCGGGCCTAGCGGGTACGGTAGACACGAACTACTTCCGCGTGATCGAAGCGCCGGAAGCCGAGCGTGTCAGCGTCTACCGCAACGATGCAGGCGCAGCCACGCTCATCACGACGTACTACACAAAAACAGGCGTAGACGCCAAGCACTCCGCCGCCGTGCGCTTGAATCGCTCGCTACAACGGCTAGGCGATAACGGGCAAACGCTGCACTCAGATTTTAATCTAGCCGCCTATGGCCTAGGCACGCCGCTTTATGGAGGGGTGCAAGATGCAGTAGAGAGCGAAGAACTCTGGAACGGCTTCGAGCGACTAGGTGGAACGCTCGCATATCAGCATACAGCCGATGGCTCGCTGAAATACGTGTATGTGCCGCCTAATGTTATTGCGCGAGAGTGGAACCCTGAAACGCAGCAGTATCAGGCGCAGATTTCGGGGGCGGTGACGAATGAGTTGTTGTGGTCTACGGATTTTAGTAATGCGGCGTGGAACAGCTCCGTTTCTGTCAGTGCATCTTCGGTACAGTCCCCGTTTAACGGTAGCGTGTTTTATGAAGTGGCTGATAATAGCAATTCGGCTGACGAATACCTGGGCCGAAGTATTGCAGTCCCCAACGACACTGTAACTAGAACCGCATCGGCTATTGTTTCTGCGGGAACGAGCAATGTGGTGAGGCTATCGATTGCATATACTGGTGGCACGGTTAGAGAGGAAGGCGTATGGGTTGATCTAACAACTGGCGAGTTTTTAACAAACGGAAACGCTGTAGCTAAAGTGGATGAAATTTCTAGTGGGGTTTTCAGGATTTCATGCTCTGTTGAAAACAACGGATTGGGGAACAATAGGGCGCGTTGGACGCTACGCCCAGCGTCTCGGGATAATCTAACCAGTCCTGGGAGTGGAACACTGACGGGTAGCGTTCTGTTGGCCCACGCCCAACTCGTCGAAGGCACCGTCCCCGGCCCCGTAATCGTCACTGAGAGTGCGCCTGTTACCCGCGCTGCTGACAATATATCGCGGCAGTTAGGGGCCGAGTTTAATACAAGTGAGGGCACTTTTATCATCGAGTGTGAAATAGATGCCTCAGAAACTACGCAAACATTGTACTTTTTAGGTGATAGCGATAATAACCGCATCGCGCAATACTACTCTACAAGCGACGGGGCAATACTTAATCGATTTGTTGCAAACGGCGTGTCCTATAACCCCCCAATCACACCTGTATTGGCGGGAAAAATAAGGGCCGGGGTTACATTCAAAAACGGATTAGCGATGTTCGGTGTTAATGGCACTACGGTTAGCAGTGTGCCAGCGTCACTACCAAATATCACACAAGCGCTACTGGGTAGAAATTCAGAAAATGCGTTTTATTTGAACGGAGTAGTTCGGTTAGTAAAAGCTATACCGAAAGCTGTCTCTGAACCTGAATTTCAACGTCTGGTTTCTTTAGAGGATAGCCAATGATTGACGCCATTATCTACGTACCCAATTTCCTTTCGCTAGTGGCATACCTCGACGAACACGCGCCCGATACCCTGGCCCGCGACGCTAACGGCGCAATGGCCATGCCGCCCAACGTCACTGCATTCACGCGCACCCGAGCTGAAATGAGGGGCGATAGTTTACTAGCATACTGCGTTTTTAAAGACGACCAGGCTGAGAAGTGGCGCGGCACGCCGGGTGTGGAAATACTAGCCGAAGCCCCGCGCATCGACGGCCAACGCGACACCCATGAGCGTGTATACGCGACGCTGTTTGCCGACCCCGAAGCGTTGGCGAAATACGAGAGCGTGTGGGATCGCGTGAAAACCTACACCGATGACGAGGGCGTCGAGCATTCGTATACCCAGGATTGGTTTGGGTACGTTCAGTCGTGATGGTGAGGGATTAGTACACGGGCCGCCTTGAGCGGTTTTTTTGTGCCTTAAAAACGCCCCGGTACCCGTCGGGGCTTTTTCTGCACAGAAGTCTCTCGGATGCTTGCGCGGCACGTCGCTCGTGTTTTGATAAAGGTGTTGGCGGTGTTGAGCGTTATTTCGAGCGCGGGTTCAGGGCCGCTAACATCCGCGTAAGCGCTTAAAACCGCTTAGCAATTTTCCATTAGCGTCATGCGGTGTAGTATGATGCTGTATGTATAAACAGTTTTAGGTGTGCGCAAACGCGCACCGGGGAGGCGACACAATGAGCGAGCAGCAGGGAACGACGCAGCGATATAACACTAACGTACTGGTGGGCATTAACCAGCGCGATACGCTGCAAAACATTGATGTGATGATGGAATTTATGCAGGTGACTGGCGAAGAGCCGCACGCGGGCAATCACATGATTCTAGCGATGGTGCGCGATGCGCTGGGGCATGAGCTGCAGCGAGCGGGCAAGCACGGCCCTCACTAGCCCCGCATTCGCCCAGGTTGAGAGCGTTTTGAGGAATTTTTTTTAACACAGTTCGTGTCAAAACGCTTTCGGGATGCTAGGATTGGCAAACAGTGAATTGATGGCCAGCGCCGGACGGCGTTGGTTGGAAGGCAAAAAAGACATACAAATTAACTAGATAGACACCCAAAAGAAAAGCCCCAGTTGGCGCTGGGGCTTCTCGGATGTTTTGGGCAGCAGCACTAGCGACTGGGGCACAAAACCGACTCCCCAGAGTTTAACTGCTGCACAAGGCGCGGGCAAGTCTCTACAGAGATTTTGCGAATGGATGCTGCAGCAGAGAACGCGCAGCCCCTCACGTGGGGGCGCGTGCCATACGAACACCCCGGCAAGTGGTGGGGCACCGGTAACCGGTGCGGGCATAACCCCGCGAAAGGGGAATTTGAGCGCTATTGCCAGCCCGTTAAAAAGGGGCGGCTACCCGCCACACTGCAAGCGCTGGTAGACGGTGCCAAAGCCTACTACACCAGCCCCGGCCTATTGCCCACGCTGGCCAACCTGAACGGCAAGGCCAACGCCGATGGCAACCCCCGCTGTAACCGATCTGAGGCCCGCGCTGCTGAGTCGCTGGTGCTTTCTGCCATCATTCAGTTTACCGAGTTCGCCAGTTTGCGCGTGGGCACCCCACTAGCGGATGGTGGTTTTAAACACCGTAGCTGTGCGGAAATTGCCCGCGTGGCGGGCCTGCTGGCACCCGGCAGCACCCCGGAAGCCCCCGAGCCTAGCCAACGTTTTTGGCGCGCCTTCCGGCGCTTAAAGCTCGCTGGCGCGTTTACGGTGCATTTGCAGCATGAGGTGAAAGCCGACGGTACTAAGCGCGCCCGGCCTGCTGTGAAGCTACTCAACCCGGATTTTCTGCTGGCGCTGGGGCGTGTGGGCTACCAGAAGTTTAAGGAGTTCCGCGACTGGTGCAGCAACCGCATTAAGAAAGCCCGCCGTAAGCACCGCGAACAGCACCCCAAGGCGTACGACGCCGCCCAGGCCCGTAGCCGCCTAGCGATGGCAGGCAGCGGCCCCAGAGCGATGCAGAAGCAGCGCCGGGGTAAGAAGGATCTACCCGACGCCAACGATGAAAAAGAACTGCAGCGCCGCTATAACCAAGAGGCAAACGCCTACTTTGCCCAGGTGGTGCGCGATAACCCCGGTGCCAGCCATGCCGAGGTGAACAAGCTGGTGCGCATCAAGTACCCGCCGTATGAAGAGTGGCTAGACCGGCAGCGACGTTACTAGCCCGCTGCTAACCCCACCTAAAAACGCCACATAGCGCCCACGCCGGGCGCATCGCCCGTGGTTAAGCGTTGCCCTGCCCTCACTTCCCCGCCTGTTTTAGCGCCGCGCTGGCGCAAAATCTCACCGATCTAAGCCCGATAACACCCCCGGAAAGCCCAAACCCCGCCGCTGATTCGAACCCCCTTTAAAGATGTAAAATTAAGTGATTTGAAAATAGAATTAGGTAATATGAGATTAAATTAGCTGTACACCGTTAATATGCTTCTCTTATGTAATTAAATAGGTTCAGCTAACCCCCACTAACGTGGGGTTTATCCACAATGCCCGCGCAAGCGCGGAAGCTCTTTTAAGGGCACAAGGTCAAGGGCTTTAAATGCCTGCGCAAGCGCAGAACCGCTCTACACTGACGCCCAGCCCTGCCGGGCTGGTTGTCCCAGGGGTTGCACCCCTGGACCCCGCTAAAAACCACCCCAAACCCCGTTTAGCAGTGGCAAGGGGTGCCGCATAGTTGGGCGGGCTAACGCCCGTTCGCCGCGCAGGTATAATTCCTGTTTATAGTTCAGTGGGCGGCTTGCATGTCGCTAGCGCGACATAACCCACAACCCCCGGTAAACTAAGCGCATGACGCTACCGCCTTCCCTTCCCCGCACGCTTGCCCAACTGCAGGCCACCACTTGCACGCACTGCAACGGCCACGGCTTTACGCATGGGCTTTTTCACCGCTTCCCATGCGCTGCGTGTGCCGAGGTGGGTTATGTGCAGCACCCAGGCAGCCGCCGGTTAGATCGCTTGGCCATTGGCGTGATTGCCCGCACCCGATCACAGCAGGCAGCGGCCCACGCCCGGCGTCAAAACACCGGCACGCCGGATAACTGGATACTCAAAAACAATTTCCGGGGTGATTAGCGGCTGCTATAGTGGGAATATGTCACGCTAACAGGTGCCCGCTATGCCCCGCCCCAAGCAAATGAACGCCGATGAAGTGGCCACGTGGTTAGCTGTGCTGCTAGATGCTGCCTTTGACCCCGCCCACGATGCCGTAGAACAGCAAGGCAAGGCCCAACTGCTGGCGCTGGCCAGCGACTTTACCCACTACCCCGACGATTACCCGGACGCCCGCCGGGCTGAATTGCTATTGCGGTGGGTGTCGATCTGGCTACCCGGCGAATGGTGGCAGCGGTTGCAGGGCCGGGTAAGAAAGCGGCGTTCACGTGGCGCTTAGTGTGCCTTTTCGCGCATAGCCCGCTTTACCTTTTTCACAGTGGTTTCACCGCACCCGGCTAGCTCGCAAATGCGCGCCGTGGTGAACGGTTTGCCTTCACCATCGCGGGCGTTCAATAGCGCTTCAATTCGCTGGTGTAGTGCCTTGTTGGGCCGCTTTCCCTGGTACTTGCCTTCCTTCTTTGCTTGCTCTATCCCCTGGCGCTGGCGCGTTCGCCGGTCGTCGTAGTCTTTGCGGGCTACCGCTGCGAGTACGTCTAGCATCATGGTATTCAGCGCATCGAGCATGCGGGCGGTAAAATCCTCGCCCTGGCTGGGCGTGGCCATGGCTGCGTAGCTAGTGGGAAGGTCCAGCGACACCACCCGTAACCCTAGCGCCTCAATCTGCCCCCGCAGGTGCCGCCACTCTGCCGCCCCCAGGCGGGAAAGGCGGTCTACCGATTCGATCAGTAGCACATCACCTTGCTTGGCGTCTTCCAGAAGCCTCCTGAGTTCCGGGCGCTGGCTGCTAGCGCCGCTCACATTCTCGATATACCAGCTCACTACCTCACGGCGATGTTCAGCGGCGAAGTGTTCTAGCGTGCTGCGTGCCCGCTGGGCGTTCTGCTCTGCCGTGCTGGCGCGTAGGTATCCCCTGACGTACATGCGTTCCCCCTGGCGGTGTTTTGGGCGTTTTGGGTGGGCAGTTTAGCAGGTGGGCGTTTTGGGTGGGGGTTTGACTAAAACGCCTGATTGATCAGGCGGGCCACCAGTGGGCGCTTAGGGAGTACCTAAAGCAGCGTAACGCTCTGTGCTACATTGTGTAGTTTTGAGCTACATAATATGTTATACTGAAATTGTTGCCGCATGTATTTTGCTATATATCGTGGCAACCAACACAGGCAAAGAAAGCAAAACCATTACTAAAAAACCAAGGAGATGACACATGGCTAACCCAACCAAAGGCACAACAGAACCCATAAACTAAACGCGCCTTGCAGGCAGCAACAAGCTGCTGAGCAAGGCTAAGGAGAGAAACACCCTTAAACAGCGATAGGACATACATCATGAAAAGCACAGCTGCTGAGGCAGTGGCTAAGCCACTGGCACTCAATATGCGTGTTGACCCTAAAAAACGCGCCTTGATCGATAGAGCCGTAGCGGAGCTGGGGGGAGATCGAACCAGTTTCGTGGTGGAAGCCGCATGTCGAAAAGCCGAAGAGGTACTGCTGAACCGACGATTCTACATGCTGAATGAAACCGACTACGCGTTCTTCGAAGAGGCTATTAAACAGCCAGCATCGGAGGACCCATGCTTTCAGAAACTTCTCAACAAAACACCGATTTGGGCGTCGTCGCAGCCCCAGAGCTCTTAACGCCTCAGCACGACCTAAGCCACTTCGATTGTGGCGTGTTCACGCTAAATAAGTTTTTAGCCAGTGAAGCGTTAGGCAACCATCAAAGTGGTGCTACTACGGTCTATGTAGTGTGCGCCCCAGGCACAAAGCTAGTGCTAGGATATTTTGCGCTTGCATCTGGTGCAGTGGACCGCGAAAAAATGATGGGCAAGTTAAAAAAGAACATGCCCCGAAGCGTTCCCGTGACCACGTTAGGGCGTTTAGCCGTCGATAGCCGACTAAAAGGCAAGGGGGTCGGTTGCCGTTTGCTACTGGCTGCTTGGCAAACTGCAGCCGATCAGTCGCGTTTAGTGGGGTCTGTGGCCCTGATGATAAACGCGTTGCCTGATGCGGTGGATTTTTATAAGCGATACGGTTTTAAGCCTTTGCCCAGCGATGAGCTGACACTGGTTAAATCGTTGCGATAGCAAAACCTACCCCGCCTTACCGGTGGGGTTTTTAATTTTATATACCGTTATCAATCGCGGCCCGCTGCTTAGTCAGGTCATTAACCTGATTACATGCGAGGAGGAAACAGGCTTGATCCTGCCGCTCATTGTGTTAATTTTTTCTTGTTAGCTTTATCGATAGGTTTTTACCTTTGTATGAAGGCACGCCAATGCCTCATACACATAAAGCCCCAGTCTGCCCGGATTGGGGCTTTTTCGTTGCTCAGGCATAAAAATAGCCCGGCTCATTGGCCGGGCTATTGCTTGCCGCTAAAAGGTCAATCACTGCTGGCGCTTTCCTGCTGCCAGAATTGCTGAAAAATAGTGCCGCCATTTTCCAGGTACTCGTGTATATCACGCTCACATGTCACGACATCAAGCTCTAACACCCGAAAGCAGGCCATTTGCAGCTGACGATCCAGCGCCCTGAGGCGATTCATTTCAAAGGGCCATTCTTCAGCGTTGTACAAACCAAGCAGGAATCGACGCACGTGGTGGCTTTGGTGGCTGTCTCCTTGGGCCGCTTTAATGAGGCGCGTTAGCGCCTCCATTGGGTTGTCTTGGAAGTAATTAATCATACGACCTCCTCATGGATACGCACGATGCGTTCTAGCGCACGGCGGCTGATGGTTGGGCATTGGTATAGGTAGGCGCACAGCAGGTGCAGCGGCAGCGTATGCAGCTGGTTTAACGGTGTGCGTGCAATCGTGGTATATTCTGTTGCTGACATGATAGTAATCCCCATTGGTATTATGTCGTTGCGTAACGCCCGCCCGGCCTAGCCACCGGGTGGGCGTTTTAGTGTGTGCTATAGCTCAAAGCCATAGCGGGCTTTCAAGTCGTCGTGGTGCTGTTCCCACCACGCTTCATCCTTCCATTTTGCGCGGCCTTCGTTGCGGGCGGTAATGTCGTCTAGCATGACGCCAAAAGCGCTTAGCGCGTCTTGATAGGTGCTGTAGGGTGCTTCCTGCAGTGCGTAGGCCGTTCCCCAGCGTGCATCGCAACGGATGGCAGCGGTTACGCCCTTCCCGCTTGGGTGCGAGCCGATCAGCACCGCTTCCATGGCGTATTTGTTGTTGTCATTCAGCCGCCCAGCGATAGTGCATAGTGCCAGCTCATAGCTGGGTATCAGCCGTTCAAGCTCGGCAGTTTCGTTGATCGCCATGGTTTAGCCCTTCCCTTTTTCCCGCTTATACGCTGCCCAGGCTTCCTTGAGTACGTCCACCATTTGCATGTCATGCTCTACGGCAAACGCTTTAAACTCCCGGCGCATTTCAGGATCAACGCGGAAATTCAGCGGCACCTTTTCGCCGCTTTCCGGTTTGCTGGTGTTGTTGCCCACTACCGGGCCGGGGGTAGCTGCCGTGGGTGGTGCGCCTTTGCTGCTGGGTTTAAGTGACGGTTTCGCCATGCTGCTTACTCCTGCGTGTTAGCGTTCTAGCGTTATTTCACGCTGACTGAACGAGTGATTCAAAGCGGTTGATGATGTTTTGTATCAGTTCATCCGCTTGGGCCTTCGGGCCTTTGAAGGGGGTTTCAACAATCGACAGCCCTTTATCTTGGGCTAATACAAACGCGTCGCGCTCGGGTACTTGGCCATCGAGTACAAAATAGGGCGTATGGGCGAGGTAGGCGCGGGCATCCTGCAGCTGCGTTTTGCTCTTGCCTACTTTGCTCAGCGCGATGGCGATGCGCTCAATGGGTACGCCCTCTTGGCCGGTGAGTGTGTTGGCCAGCCTTACGGTGGGTTCAAGGTCGTCAACGCTTAACGCGGTAGGCAGAACGACGAGATCCGCAAGCCGGGCCACTTCGGCGGTGGCTTTGGTGGCGTGGGGCGCACCGTCGAAAATCATTAGGTCGTAGGTGTCAGCTACTTTGAGGGCGCTGGCCACCGTGCCGAAGGTTTCCACCGCCACCTCGGGCGTTACGCCGCTTTTGAGGCGGCGCTGCAGCCATGTAAACGAGGTGGACTGGTTAATATCGAGGTCGGCGATTTTGACGTTCCAGCCCGCCGCCGCATAGGTGGTGCCGAGTGCTCGACTTAGGGTGCTTTTGCTGACGCCGCCCTTTTGGCTCACGAAGGCAATTTTGTATCCCATTGGTGTTTCCCCTTGGCTAACGTTGCGTTTTTGCGCACTGGCGTTACAGCGTTAAATAACGCTAGCACGCAATAACGCTAGTATAGAAAAGCGCTGCTAGGGGTGCAAGATAAAACGCTAAAACGCTAGCGTTTTATAACGCAGGCGTTCAGGCAGCAAAAAGCCCGCGCGGTGGCGGGCTTGGGTGGGCTGGCGCGGGTGGGCTTACTGTTTGGTGAGTAAGCCGTTGTGGATTAGCACTTGCTTGGCTATCGCTTTCCAGTTGGGGCGTTGGCCGATGTGGTGTTGGCCACCGGCTAGCTTGCTGATCCATGCCGTGTAGGGCTGGCCTTCGCCTACCACCTCTTTTAAAAACGACTGTTGAAAGTCATACCTAAAATCTTCGTATTGGCGCACCTTGGGGCGTAGGGCTTGGAGGCGTTCCATCACCGCCGGGAAGTCGTCCTGGCTTAAATCTTCGATGCGTTTTAGGCAGTAGTCGGTGCGCACGCCGTTGTAAAACCAGCCGGTGGCGCTTTGGCGCATGCCGTGGAAATTGCGAAACACGGCGTTAGCCGCGTTGGTGAGCTGTTCGCGCTGGCGGTGGTCGATGGGCGTGGGGATGGGCTCGGCGGTGGTGGGCTGCATCGCGCCTTTGACGCGGAAATAGCTTTTGACGAGCTGGCGCTGTACTTGCCATGCGAGGTCGTCGGTAAACGATTTGACCAGCATAAGGTAGCCGGTTTCGGTGAAGAGGGTTAGGCGTGTGGTTGCCGCCGGAAACAGGTCGGGATAGGTAGTGACAATTTGTCCCAACCTTTCAGAATCAAGGGCATAGAAGTCTTCACCCTCAATAAAATGCTTTTTGTTTCGCTGAAATGAGCGTCGTGCCGTCGCCTTGGATTTTGAATGTACGCCGTCGATCATGGCGAAAGTGACGACGGGTTGCTGCTGATATTCAATATAGGGAAGGGTGACGCCAGACACTGTGATAGTGGGGGTGCTCATGGTGCGATTCTCCAAGTCTGTTGGAGTTCGCCTGTCGCTGCTAAACGATGGAGGCGAACCGTACGCGGGTTAGCAGACCGGGGACATTGGAAACCCGGCGCGCCGAAGCGCCCCACGCACGGCCCGCCATAGTGCATCACGCGGGCACAAAAATAGCGCCTACACGATGATTGGGGGCGCTTGTGCGCCAATGTCCGTTGAGCTGCTAAACCCGGTCGCTGATTTTGCAGCGACTTCGGGCAGAGTAGCGCTATGCAGTTTTGTGGTCAATGCTGGCGCTCCTGGTATTCTTTCAAGCTAGCTTCTTTAGCGTCGATGGCGTCTAGAATTTCGCTTTTGGTTTTAGCCGTTTCAAGACCTACTCCCAAGCGCATTAGCCTTTCTATATCATTGTCTTGAAGACCCTTGGTACGCATTTTTTCAATGAAACGCAGTCGCCTTTTTCCTTCGTTTTCTTTTGATGTGCGCCCGGTGAGCATTTCTCTTTCTCTCTCGCATATCTCGCACATGTCGTTGCCGTCTTTATAACCTTTTATCCAGCGTCCTATTTTTTTTCTGAATTCATATCTGCCGCAGTCGCACTTCACCACCCATATTGAGCTGGTTTTGCTGGGTGACTCTCTAAACCAGAAAAACGCGGTCATTCTGCCGTTGCGCATTCCTGCGTAGTCTTTGGCGGTTGCAGGCATCTTTGGCTTTGGCGGCGGGTTTTCTAGCGTTATCCGTCTCTTGGGCCGAGAGTGAGTGAACTCAACTTCAAAGTTTTCACCTTTGAAAAAACCAACCCTTAGAGCTGTGCTGTCTGCTGGCCTCTGGTGGTCTTTCAGCTTTGAAATAGGTGAATTTCTCATTGTCGGGCCTCGCTGGCGCTATCCTGCGTGAATTTACCCCATCCTAGCGGCAGGCCGTTGGGCTGGCATAGGTGTTCTGGCACTTCGTCCCGCAGGCAGTCGGGCGCGCTGGCGCTGTCAGGGTTGACGCCCGAGCATACCCCGCTGCGGGCAATAAACCCGCTTTGGCACATGCGGCATTCACCGCGAAACTCTTTGCAGGGAATGCGCTGGGCGTTTTTGGCGCGGTGGTCGATGATCATGGCTGTTCGTCCTTCTCGATGGGGTCGCCGTTGTGGTCGAGCTGTTCCATTTCGCGCTTGCACTGCCACCCGGCGTAGGCGACGGCGGCAGCGGCTAGCCCGATCAGTAGCATTAGCGGGGTGGGCATGGCATCGGTTCCTGTTGGTTGCGTTATAGCGTGCTAGCGTTTTTTAACGCTGGCGTTATCGTTGGGCTGGCGCGTGAGCCAGTGGCCGCACTTGGGGCAAATGGGGTTAGCGCCTAGCATCCAGCCGGGGGTGTTGCCCTGGTTGCATTTGGGGTTGTAGCAGCGGTAGAGGGTGGCGGTGTTCATGGGGTTAGCTGCGCGTAGTGGTCGGGGATGTGGCCGTTTTGGATCAGGTAGGCTTGCATCCATGCGGCGCGGTTGTAACCAATTTTGAAATGACGCTGGAGCTTGGAAACCGTGAGCTTGTCACGCGGGGAGCGCTTCACTAGCTCGATGGCCTCTTTCAATAACGGCTCTTCTTTTTCAAAGCCGCCGATCTGTTCGCCGGGGTGGCTGTCGTCGGGGCGTGTGCCTTTTTCTGCTGCTACTTCACGTACGGTTTCACCGCCCAGCATGTGAACGAGGCTATCCAGCGTGTCGCTTAGGGCGTGGGCCATGAGGAAAAAGTCGCTTTCCAGCCGGGCGATGGCGTCGTCGCCGTCGTCGCTCTTTGTTTCGGTCATGTCGGCTTGCTCTATGAGCTTGTCGCTAAAGCGCAGCCCTTTTAGCTGCAGGCTGTCGGTGAGTACGCCGCTCACGCGTTCGTCGATGGTAATGGCGAGGTTGGTGGCTTGGCGCCCGCTTTCGAGTAGCTGCTGTATTTCGTCGCTGTCGAGATCCACTTGCGTGGCGGCTATTTTACCGTCGTCGCCTTTGGCTTTGAGCGTGGCTTTGTCGCCGAGCTGGAGGTTGGCGGGGCGGTGACTGGCGTCGCCTACCCAGGTGGTCATGGCGCGGATGGGTAGCGTTTGGGTGCTGAGCGGGGTGGCTTTGAGGCTGCCGAGGGTTTCGCGTAGCAGGTCTAACAGCTCTTCGCAGCGGGCGCGGCTGCCGCTGTTGATGATGATGCGGTTTTTTTCTACGTCCCACCATGCGTCGATTTTGACGCTATCGATAAAGGCGCGGGGTAGCAGCTCCTCGGTGATCTGTTCTTTGAAGGCGGTTTTTTCTTTGCGCGTGACCTTGCGGCCTTCGTTGGCTTCGACTTCCGCGACCTTTTCCTCGACCGCTGCTTTGACGACCTTGGGCGGCAGCATGCGTTGCTGTTTGAGCATGCTGAGCAGGCGGTGGCCTTGGCTTTCATGTAAATAGGCGTTGCTGGCGCGACCTGCTGGGGGTGTCCAGCCAAGGCGCTTGGCGTCGGTATTGCCTAACGGCTTGGCGGCTTCTGCTTGCAGCGTTTCATGCAGCGTTATGCTGTCGATCGCTTGGGCGTTGTGGAGCTGGTAAACGGTGATGTTGGTAAACCACATGGCGGGGCTTCCTGTGTCGGTTTTGTTTGCGTTATTGCGTGCTAGCGTTTTTTAACGCTGCTTGCTGAAGCCGCTTCTGGCGGCGTTCGCGCTTTTGCTGGGCGCGGGCTTTGCCGCCGATGCGGGCCGCGTGGCTGGTGGGCATGGGCGGGGTGTTGAGTGCTTTATCTAGCGGCCAGTTGCGGCTAATGCGGTGATACACCAGCTGGGGGCTTAGCCCTGCTGCAAGGGCGCGTTCGCGTAGGGTGTTTTGCAGTTTGGCTTTGCGCGCTTGCAGAAAGGCTAGGGCGGCTTCGTCGCTTAGCTGGCTTTCGGGGTGTTCGCGGCGGTAGCGGCTTAGGGCGCATTCATCTAGCCCGGCGGCTAGGCTTTTTTGGCGCTTGCTTTGGGCGCTGGGCTTTATGCCACCTTTTTTGAGCGGCTTGGTGGCGGCTTTTTTCGCGTCCATGGTTTTCAGGCGATAGAGAAACGTTCTGCGCTGAATGCCGTTTTGTTCGGCAATGCGCTGCCAGTGGCTTAGTGGTAGGTCGGTCGCCATAATTTTCATGCCATCACCCCGTAAGCGGTTAACCGGCGTTCTTCGTGGTCGCCGTAGTGTGGGTTTTCAAAACAGAATTCTGAGCGGATGCGGTGCGGGAAGTGGTAGCCATCGCAATAGCACGTGTATTTACGCCAGCCCCGGTTATCGGCCCATTTGTCGACCGCCAGGGTGTCGAACCGCCCGCAGTGTTTGCAGCGAATGCGGCGGGTGTAGTCGTCCGGGTGTTTGGCCTTGACCTGCCGCCCGTGACAGACGCGACAGCGGCAGTGCCGACGCCGTGGACCTGTGAGGGTGTGCGGTTTCATGTGCGGCGACCCCCTGCGCTACTGCCCCGCTGAGTACGCATTAGGCGGGCGCTGGCGGTTTGCGTGGGGCGGCGGGGTAGGCGCTGGGCGATGGCATCTTGTTGGGCGCCATTACCGAGTGTGGCGACGATCAGTAGCACGGTGAGGCAGCGAGGTAGCAGCACGCCCAGCACGAACGCGCGGGTAATGAGGTGCGCTTTGCTGAACGCGCCCAGCTTGGCCCGCAGGCTGCTTTCTAGTTGCTGCTGTTGGGCGCGGCTGGTGCCGTTCATGGCGGCAATGGCGCTAGGGGCGTTGCCGTTGGCGAGGGCGAGCAGGTGGGCTAGCTCTTGGTCGCTGAGGGCTTGGCCGGGCTGGGCGAGGGCGTCGTTGTCGCGCCATGTGAGGGCGTTATTCATGGCGGCCACCCGTGGCGAGTTCGGCCAGCGCGGCCTTGATCTCTTCTAAATCGCGGCGGTGGCGGTTAATGAGAGCAAAAAGGTTGTCGAGTTCTTCCGCTGGGTACTCGCCTTCATCTAGCGCGCATTGGGCCATTTTTTCGAGGCCGCAGGCGATAGCCACGCTTTCGCGCAGTGCTTGGTGCAGCGCTTGTGGCGTGCAGGCGATGGGGGGCGATGCGGCAACGGTGGCTAGCGCTTGCGTGGTCATTAGTGAAACCCTCTTGATTACACAGTCTGTGTAAGAGTGACACTAATTGTGTTATTCGGCAAGCCAAAAAACGGCACTTTGTAGGTGCCGTTCTAGGAGTGGGGTGTTTTTCCGCTGGGCGGGGGTTAGCGTTCGTGCTCGATGATGGCGACGCGTCCGATGATGTTGAGCTGTTGTAGCTGCTCGGTGGTGAGGGTTTCATCCGGGTATTGGTGGCTGTTTTCGGCGCTCATGGTGTAGCTGCCGTTGATTTCCGGGCGTATCCAGCGCAGCCAGATACGATCACCCACGAGGATGGCGAACAGGTCGCGCACGGCATCGGGCTTGCGGCTCATGTCGATTAGCGCTAAATCGCCCTTGCTGATAACCCCTTCCATGGCGTCATCTTCGGCTTTGACGGTGATAATACTGCTGGGCTTTAGCCCTTTTTCGGCTAGGTAGTCGTCGCGGTAGGCGGCTACATCGGTGGCGTTTTGCACGGTGATCGAGCCGCCACGGGTTTTAACCGTGGTGCGGTCTAGCACGACGTAGCTGCTGTCGATCATGCGGTTTGTCCAGCCGACAAAATAGCCGGGGTTGCAGCCAGTTACGTTGCCGATGTCTTCCAATTCTTGATAGCCGGGCATGCGAATGCCTAGCTCCCAGTTGGTATAACGAGAGCGCACGTAGCCGAGCGCTTCGACTGCGTCGCGGATCGACCACCCTAAGTGGGTGCGCACTTCCACTAGTCGCTGTGCGATTAGCTCTTTTTTGTCCTGTCTGTCGCTTTGCTGTGACATTTTCCGCTTCCCGTTATCTATCCCGCCGTTGATGCCGTCCGTGTGCGCCTTCGGTGATTAATTTTCGGGTAAATATTACCTCTTAGGCAATAGTAATACACAAAGCGTGTAAGTGTGGAATAAAAAAACCTTTGTACGTGGGCAATCTTCGCGCTAGGCTTAACACAATTCGTGTTAAATGGTGCGCTAAAGTGTTGCTGAATGATTGGATTGATCAAGTGGGCGGGCCGGACTGTGCGGGCGCGCTGCTCAGCGAGAAGCCCCGTACGGTGATGAGCTGGTATCGCTTTGATCGTGCCCCGAGTTTACGCACCGCTGGGCGCATCGTGCGGTTGACCGCTGGCGCGGTGGATTATAACGGCATCTATGGCCCTTGGGCGGCGGTGCTGGCTGAGCGCGACGGGGTGGCGGCGTGAGTGGGTTTGTTCACCCCGCCGGGCTTGCGCACAGCGAGGGCGTGGCCACCGTGGCGGCTGAGTATGGGTTGATTGGCTATGCCCGCTATTTGCTGGTGCTGGAAACCCTAGCCGCCGCTACCGGGCCGGTACAAAAAACCTATGTGGCGTGGGGCGATTTGATGCAGGCCGACGACGATAGCGCCCGTGAGTTTATGGCGTTTTACCAAGCGCAGGGGCTGTTGATCGTCGAGGATGATGGCGAATCACTCACGGTGCATTGCCCGACGCTTGAACGCGCAGACCCTGCCCAGGCACCCACCGATGACACCCTTTATCACCGCGCCGAGCAGTGGGCGGCGTGGTTTATCAATGATCTGGCTTACCCGCCCCACGTGGCGAACCACCCCGATAACCTGCGCTATTTCGCCCGCTGGTGCGTTTCCCGTGTGACCGTGGGGGATATGAGCGCGGCAGTCGAGGCGGCGTTGCGTCAGGGCGATGCGGCCAAGGTGACCGTGTTGCACGACATTTTGCAGGCGCATCGCGCCCAACGACTCAGAGAGGCCGTCGAATGCTATTGATTGGAATTGCTGGCGCTAACGCGACGGCACGCGAGCGCGTGGCGCGGGCAATGCGTGATGCGCAGATTTGTACCGTGTCGGTCTATACCGATGCGCCCGCGCAGCGCTTTGGCTCTCATGCCGAAGTGGCACGCCGCATGCAGCGCCTTGAGGGGATGATTAGCGCGACCCCGGCCAAGGGCGCGGAGTGCTTGGTGGTGGCCCACGTGGTGCATCGGGTAGAGGCTGACCGCATCCGTAAACTGGGCGGTCACGTGGTGCATGTGGAGGGCGTGCCCAGCGACGAGGTGCCCATTGTGCGCGGGGATCTGCTGGCCACCGCCACCAAGGATGGCCACCGCCATTTTATCGATGGTGAGGCGGCGCTGTCTGAGCTGTGGGCTAAGCGGGGTGTTGCGTGAGCCGATACGCCAAGGGCGCGGCGATGCTGTGCAATAACCCGCTATTTCGTGACTATCTCACGGCTACCACTGGGCGCGCAGTGCCGGATGCCGCCACGGCGGCGGCAGAGGTGCGGCTGGCGTGTGGGGTGCTTAGCCGCCGTGAGCTAGACGGGAATCTCGACGCTGGGCGCGCCTATTTGGCACTAGTGAGTGATTTTAACCGCTGGGTGGGGAGGCAGCATGCAACGGCATAACATGCGCCGCCGTGCGCCCAATGCGGCTAAGTACAACAACAAGAAAGTGACCATTCACGGCCATACGTTCGACTCGAAAAAAGAGGCGAATTACTACCTGTACCTGCTGAGCGAGCAGCAGGCCGACCGCGTGACGATGTTCCTAATGCAAGTGCCTATCGCCCTACCGGGTGGGGTGAAATACATCGTTGATTTTGTGGTGTTCCGCGCTGATGGCTCGGTGGAGTGGATCGACGTGAAGGGCATGCGTACCGATATGTATAAGCTCAAAAAGCGGCAGGTCGAGGAGTTGTACCCGCTGACGATTGTGGAGGCGTAGCGGTGGGGCGTCGGGCAGCAAATGATCTGGATGATCTGTTAGAGCGCTGGGCGCGCTGGTGCCTGCAGGGCGGCGGTGCTGCGCTGGGTACGTCGCTGCTGGGCGTGTTGATCGATAACGGCGGGGTGGTGAGCCGTTCGACCGCTGGCGGCGCCCCGCCCATGGGTGCGGAGTCGTACCCGCTCGAAGAGCGCATCGAGTATGCGGTGGTATCGCTGGCGCGTGAGGATCTGTTGACCGCCGACGTGCTGCGCCTGGAGTACAACGCGGGCGTGGCGCGGGTGGTGAGCCGCCGCAAGCTGCGTGGCTATGACCACCGCAATATAGGGCAGCTGCAGAAGGCCCACGCGTTAGAAATGGGGGTGAGAACGTACAAGCGGCGGTTGGCTAAGGCCCGTTTGCATGTTGAGCAGGTGCTAGGGCTGTGACTTCCAAAGCGGTTAACCGTGTATTCCGCGTGACCGTTTTGGAAGGCAGGAAGCCTAAGACGTTTTCTATGGTGGTGCCTGCCAGCACTACCAAGAAGGCAGCAAGAACAAGCGTTATCGCCCGCTTTGGGGCGCATCGAGTGGTAAGCGTGAAATAACGCTAGCACGCTATAACGCAGCAAATGGCAATGAGCGTTGGCGCGCTATTCAGAACCGACAGTAGGAGGGCATGCAATGCCTAATCTCGATCAGCCCCGGTTAGTGACCGGGCATGCCGTTAGCCCCAACGGGCGCGGTGACATGGGCCAAGCGGTTATCGCTCACGGGCCGTACTCCCCAGGTGGTGCCCAAAACCATTACCTCATTGGTGTGGGCGCTGACTGTGAGATGATGAGCGGTGGCGCTCAGGTGCTGGGGTGTATCAGCTTTCAGGACGGCAACCCGCAGGAGGTTGGGCCTAACGGTGTGAGCATAGAAGCGTTGCTGGCGGTGTGTGCTGACCGCCTTGAGCGTTTTTAAGATGGGCCGCATGCGAACCTCTATAACGCTGAGGCGCTGCTAGGGATTGAGCGGGCGTTAGAGGCGCTCAAGGATCGTGTGAGGGAGCGTGATGCTTACATCTGAAAACGCCACTCACCTATTAGAGTGTTACCACTGCTGCCGATGGGTGAAGCGTTATCACATGCGTTGTCACGTCTTGAAGGAAATGCCGGATGGTCGCTTAAAGCTAAAGGTGTTTGGTGACCGGAATTGGAGGGATATGGAGCATAAGTCACGCATTCGCTACGTTCCGGCGAATCGAGTAACCCCTATCACTAATTAGAGCGCTATAACGCTAGCGTGATATAACGCAATAACGCAACGGCTCAGCCCGGCGCATTGACCCCCGAGCGGGGGCGTTGCTGTCTCGGAGTTTGAGCCAATGCCTAAAACCCTCGCTGTTCCCCTCTCTGATGCTGCGATTAAGCGGCACCTACCTGACCCTGATATTTTCCAGTTGCGCGACCCGCGCTACCCGGTGCGGGTGCGCTTTCATGCTTCCCGTGAGCGTGCCAGCTGGTACGTGGTGCGCTACGCGGGTGGGCGTGGCCATTGGCATCGGGTGGGCAATTACCCGGAGTTGACGACCCGCGCCCTGCTGGCGCGGTTGCCTGAGTTGGAGGCCAAGCTGGCGCTTGATCCGGCGGGGCCGGTGGGCGTCGATGCGTGGGAAACCGTGGCTGACCTGCTGTGTTGGTATCGTGACCGTTCGGCGTCTCATGGCCGGTTATCCGCTACTCGAAAATCATCGATCAAAACCGCCGTTAATCGGCACCTATTGCCCCTGTTCGGTGCCCAGCCGTTGGCAGGCATTACCCCGGCGTGTATCGACAGTGGCTTGGTGTGGCCGCTGCAAGAGCATTATTCCGTTGCTTACGTTCGTTTGATATTTGGCGTGATCAAAGCCGCGTTTAAGCAAGCCCGTAAGCTGAACCTGCTGGATACTGACCCCTTCGCAGGCGTGAATGTGGGTGATTTCATCGACGCGAAAACCCCAGCTAAGGCGGGGGCGCTAACCGCTGCCGATGTGCCCGATCTGATAAGCGCCTTGCGTTCGTGCGAACCGCCGGGGTGTTTCCTGCTGTTGTTGATGCTGCTGTTTGGCACCCGCATAGGGGAAACGCGTTTAGCGAAGTGGCCTCAGTTCGATCTGGAAGCGCGCACCTGGACTATCCCTACCGACAACACAAAATCAAAGCGACAACACCGCCTGCCGTTAACGCCCATGGCCGTGACGCTGCTAACCCGTTACCGCGCTTATCAGCAGGCGAACGGTTACCGGGGCGTGTATCTGTTCCCTGGTGCATCCAAAGGAAAGCCGCTATCCCGTTCAGCCGTGTTTGATTTGGTGGTGAGTGCCAGCGGTGCGCGGTGGCATTCCCATGACCTGCGTAAGCTGGCCCGTACAACGTGGGCTGACCTCGGGGTCGAGTATCTGGCCGGTGAGTTGTTGCTGAACCATGCGCTATCGAAGCTCGACCGTACCTACATTCATACCTACGCTGAGCGGCAGATTCTCGATGCGTTGGAGCGCTGGCATACCTGGCTATGTGAGCGCGGTTTTAGCGTGTTTCTGACCGAGACAGAACCAAGATTGTCGTTTTATCACAACAGCGACCAGCCCCAGTGGTGGCAAGGGGTGGCGGGGTAATGAGCAAACCTATCTGTTAAGAGTATCCAGCACGTGCCGTGATGGTGGTTGGCATGCTGGTGTGTAACACTCTTGAGGGGCATTTAACACGCTAAGTGTTGCATCCGGTGGCACTTTGATCTATCGTTTATGGCATGTGGGGTATTTCCGTTCCCTTAGCCCCGCAGCAAGCCCTTTAATGTTCCGTGTTTAGACATGCCGCCCCTCACCGGGCGGTTTTTTTATGTCTGCGATTTGGTGATTGCTTATGAAAGTCGACGCTGGCCGTGTGATTGCGTACGTGGGCGGCAGTGGCGTGTCTGCTGTGTCGCAAACGTCTAAGGCCAGCGCGGCCGCCGTCATGGATATTTCACCCTCGCCCGGCGAGGTGGTGTCGCTACTGAATGCGCCATGGTTTGAGATGGGAGGCGTTCACGTGGTGACGGCTGATGTGGTGAGCGTTGGCGGTCTGGTGTTCGTCGGGCTGCGCTTGGCGTTCGATATTTGGAAGCATTTTGACAACCGCCGGAGAGAGCGCAATGGCCAACAAGAGAGCGATTAGCGCCGGAGTGGGCGCAGTAATGGCGATAGCGGCGGGCATCATCGTGCCGTTCGAGGGCACCAAGCTGGAGAGCTACCGCGACGCGGTAGGCGTGTGGACGGTATGCACCGGGCACACGGCCACGGCAGCCCCAGGCCAAACGCTCACCCCGGCAGAGTGTGACGCGTTGCTAGAGCAGGACATGCGCGAGGCGCTGAGCGCGGTGGATCGCATCATTACCGCGCCCCTTCCCGATGATACCCGCGCCGCGTTCGTTTCGTTCACGTTCAACGTGGGCGCGGGCAACCTGCAGCGTTCGACGCTGGCCCGGCTGGCGAATGCTGGGGAGCTTGAGGCTGCATGCAATGAGTTGTCCCGCTGGGTGTATGCCGGTGGTGAGCGGTTGCGCGGGCTGGCAAGACGCCGCGCCGTTGAGCGTGATGTGTGTTTAGAGGGGGTGCGGGATGCTGAGCAGGCTGCTAACGAAGCTGATTCCGTGGGCGCTGGTGATAGCGCTGGTCGCTGGCATTGGTTTGATGTGGCGACTCAGTGGGTTACAGGCTGAGTTAGAGCAGACCCAGCAGCAGCACGCGAAAGCACAAGCCGCGCTTGATGTGACCGCCGCGACGTTGGCGGTGCAGGTAGAGCGTAACCGGCTGTTAGTTGAAGCGTTAGATGTGCGCGAACGTGAATTAAACGACGGCGCGCAGCGCATCGACCGACTGCGCGCCCAGGCCGAAGCCATGGGGGTGAACGATGCGGATTCAGATTCTAGGGCGTGGGCTGGCCAGCCTGTGCCTATCGGCGTTGCTGATTGGGTGCGCCGCCTCACCCGCCCCGACACCAGCGGAGCCGACACCCCAAGCGCTGCCGTGGTTCCTGACTGAGCCACGCCCCGCACCCGTTCGAGAGATCCACACCAACCGCGACCTGCTGCAGCTGCTAGCCGACTACGAAGCCCTGCGCATCCGCTTCAATGCCGACCGCCGCGCCGTCGCGTTGATCTTCCGCAACCGGCAGGCCGAGTAATGCACCAACGCGGTGCAGAAAAATAAAAAGGTACTCCCGACCCCACCCCCTAGAGTACGGGGGGAATCAGTCGCGGAATTTGCGTATGTACGAGTTTTTTCTGGGGGGAGGTTGTTGTTTTGTCTAAGAACGATAACGTCGTCCAGCTTCACCCCGGCTGGCTGAACAAAAAGGATATGGCCGCTAGCCTCAGAATATCCGTGCAAGCCTTTGATAAATGGGGTGTTGAGCCTGTGGCACGGCAGGGCCGTTCTGTTTACTTTGATGCCCGCGCCGTGCTGGAGCATCGGCTGGCAGAGATTGCAGCGAAGCACCAACCCAACGCAACTGATGACGGCGAAGAGATAGACCACAACATCGAGTACAAAATTGACGTTGAGCGCCGCCGATTGTTGGCCGCTCAGTCAGAGGGGCAAGAGCAGAAAAACGCGGAGAAAGCCAAGCGCTTAATTGATGCGGGATTTGCCACGTTCGCGCTTTCTCGCATGGCGGCAGAGATTGCCACCGTGCTAGACACCCTGCCGTTAACCATGAAACGGAAACACCCCGACCTAGAAACCCGCCATCTTGAGACACTGATGCGCGAGCTGGCGAAGGCGCGGAATCAGGCAGCGGGGTTAGATGACCGCCTGCCTGGATTCCTAGATGAATTTATCGCCGCCAACAACTGAGCAGCTAGAAGAGCTGGCCAAGGCGGTGCGCCTTGGTTTGGCGGCCTTACACCGCCCGCCACCCATGACCACCGTGGAATGGGCCAACGAACACTTTTACCTGTCGTCGGAATCGAGCTACCACGAAGGCCGGTGGGAAACCCTGCCGTTTCAGGTCGCCATTCTGAACGCGATGGGTAACGACGAGATCCGCAAGGTCAATATCGTCAAGTCGGCCCGCCTTGGTTACACCAAGATGATGTTGGCCGCGATTGGGTATCTGCTGGAGCATAAGAAACGTAACTGTCTGACGTTCTCGCCCACCGACGACGACCGGGACAAGTTCAGCAAAACCCACGTTAAAACCATGATCCGTGACATTCCGGTGGTGCTGGCGCTGGCACCCTGGCACGGCAAGAAACACACGGACAACACCACCGCCGCCAAGCGCTTCGCCAACGGCAAGCAGCTGTTTATGCACGGTGGTAAGGCGGCTCGCAACTACCGCGAGATAAGCGCCGATGGCGTTTTTTACGACGAGCTATCTGGTTTTGATAGCGACATCGAGCGCGAAGGTACGCCTACCACGTTGGGCGACAAGCGCCTTGAAGGCGCGACGTTTCCCAAGTCGGTGCGCGGCTCGACGCCCAAGCTGGCCGGGTCGTGTCAGATAACCCTTGCCGCTGAGGAGTCGCCCCACCTACTGCGCTGCAACGTGCCTTGCCCACATTGCGGTGAAGAGCAGGTGTTGAAGTGGGGAGGCAAAGACGAGCCCTACGGGTTCAAGTGGGACAAGGGGGACGCGGAAAGCGCGTTCTACCTGTGTGAGCATAACGGCTGTGTGATCCGTCAACATGAGCTGCATGACGAAAACCGTACGCACAGCATCGCCCAGGCCCGCTACGTCTGTGAGAAAACCGGTATTTGGACGCGGGACGGCATCGACTTTTTCGATAAAGACGACCAGCCGATACCCACCCCGCGCACCGTGTCATTTCATATCTGGACCGCCTACAGCCCGCTCACCACCTGGTCGCAAATCGTTTACGACTTCCTCGACGCCAAAGGCGACGCCACCAAGCTCAAGACGTTTGTTAATACGACGTTGGGCGAAACGTGGGAAGACGAGTACGGCGAAAAGCTGGACTGGGAATTGCTCTACGGCAGGCGCGAGGTTTACGCCCAGGTGCCCAACCGCGCCGTGGGGCTGTTTGGCGGCATCGACACCCAAGACGACCGTTACGAGGGCCGCGTATGGGCGGTGGGCGCTGGCCAAGAAATGTGGCTGGTGGATCGCTGGATACTCTACGGCGACCCGGCAGGCGCGGAGCTGCTGAAAAAAGTGGGCGAGCGCCTGCACCGCACGTACACCCGCGAAGATGGCGGCGTGATGAGCGTCATTCGCTGGGGTTGGGACTCGGGCGGCAGCTACACCGACGAGGTTTACAGCCAGTCGAAAAAGCACGGCCTGATGTGGGTGGTGCCCGTGAGGGGGGCCAACGACTACGGCAAGCCCATTGCTAACTTTCCGCGCAAGAAGCATAGAGGCGTTTACCTCACTGAGGTAGGCACCAATAACGCCAAAGAGCTGATTTATAACCGTCTGAAAATCCAGCCACAACCCGGCGTGCCGGTCGAGGGCTGTATTCACTTTCCCGCTAACGACGAGTTGTGTGACGAGGACGAGCTAAAGCAGCTCACCGCCGAGGTGAAGCTACCCCGTGTGGTGAAAGGCCAGCGCAAATATCTATGGGATTCCGGCGGGCGCCGAAACGAAGCGCTTGATTGCTTGGTGTACGCCTTGGCGGCGCTCTACGTGTCGATGCAGCGCTTTGGCTTTGACCCCAACCAACAGCCGGTCATGGCCACCCCGCCACCGGATAAAACACCGCCACCCGCCCCCGCCCAGGCACAAGCCCCGGCAGCGGGTGGCGGCTGGCTGCAAACTCAAGGAGGCAGCTGGTTATGAGCTACACCGCCCAGCAGATGCTTGATTTTTACATTCAGGCAGAGCGCGACGTTTTAGAGGGCCGCACGGTTACCCAAAATGGCAGAACGCTCACCATGGTAGACCTGCCCGCCATACGCCAAGGGCGGCAAGAGTGGGAGCGTAAGCTGGCGCTAGAGCGTAGCCGTGGCGCATCCGGTGGCCCTGGCTTTGTGAGGTTCCTATGAAAAACTGGATCGACAAAGCCCTAGAGCCGTTCGCCCCCGGTCGCGTGGCTCAGCGCTTAGCCGCCCGGCAAATGATCTACGCCTATGAAGCTGCCGCCCCTAGCCGATTGCACAAGGCCAAGGGCGAAGCCAAAAGCGCGGACATGGCGGTTCAGCTGGCCGGGCGCTCACTGCGTGAGCAGGCCCGCTATCTGGATGAAAACCATGATTTAGTCACGGGTATTCTGGACCGTCTGGAAGAGCGCGTTGTGGGTGCGGATGGCATCGGCATTGAGCCGATACCGTTAGACCGTTCGGGCAACCGCCTGAACGAGTTGGCCGCGCAAATTAAAACGTGGTGGGCCGAGTGGTCGCTGCACCCGGAAACCACCGGCGAGCTAACCCGCCCGCAAATGGAGCGCTTGGTCTGCCGTAGCTGGCTGCGTGATGGTGAGGTTTTAGCCCAAGAGCTGCGTGGGCGTATCCCTAGCTATCAGTACCTAACGGCCACGCCCTACGCGTTAGAGCTGCTAGAAGCGGATTACCTTCCACTAGATGCAGACGACCCAAAGCGGGGCATCTTTGCCGGGATCGAGCGCAACGAATGGCGGCGCGTGCGGGCCTACCACATTTACAAAAGCCACCCCGGCGACATGCGCGGCTGGCTGTTGAATACCAAGCGCGTCGAAGCGGAGCGAATGATTCACCTCGCCCACCGCAAGCGCCTACAGCAGAGCCGGGGTATCACCATTTTGCACTCGGTGATTACCCGGCTAGCCGATCTAAAGGATTACGAAGAGTCAGAGCGCGTAGCGGCCCGCATTGCGGCAGCGATGACGATGTATATCAAGAAAGGCGACCCGGCCACATTCACCGACCCCACTCAGGCGGGCAACAACAGCAGCAATAGCAACCTGCCCCCAGGTTCCCGGCAAATACCCATCGCGCCGGGAATGACGTTCGACGGCCTGTTGCCCGGTGAAGACGTGGGCATGATCGAATCGAACCGCCCTAACGCCCTGGTCGAAGGGTTCCGGGGCGCGATGATCAAAGCCGTTGCCGCCGGTACGCGGGGCGGGGCGTCTACGTGGTCGCGGGATTACGACGGCACCTACAGCGCACAGCGCCAAGAGCTGGTGGAAGCCCAGCTTGGCTATGAACTGCTACAGGATGAGTTTATCGCCGGTTGGTGCCGTCGCGTCTACCGCAGCGCATTAAGCATGGCTGTATTGAACGGTGATATTGCCCTGCCGCCGGATCTGGACGAACGCACGCTCTACAACGCGTTTTACCTAGGTCCGGTAATGCCATGGATTAACCCGCAGCACGAAGCGCGCGCATGGGAAGAGTTGGTAGCCGCAGGCTTTGCCGATGAGGCCGAAGTAGCCCGCGCCCGTGGCCGTAACCCCCAAGAGCTGAAAAAGAGCCGTGAAGCGGAGATTAAAGAGAACCGCGAAAAAGGGCTGGTGTTCAGCTCAGACCCCTACCACGACCATTACGGGAGTAAAGAGAATGGATCACCTAACGCACCCCCTCAAGGCGCTGCCCGCCGCGCTAACCGGGAGCCTGTTATTGGCACCGAAAGCTAAAGCCACGCCGATTGATACAGTAAAAAAAGGCGACTGGTACAAAATTAATGCAAGCGGTAGTGGCATTGTTGAGATTGCGATTTATGACGAAATAGGAGAGGGGGCGCTTACTGCAAGAGACTTCAAAGCAGAGCTTGATGCCCTGAAAAACGTTTCACTAATCAAGCTATATATCCATAGCGGCGGTGGTGATGTTTTTCAAGGTACTGATATTTATAACCAGCTGATGAAACACCCGGCTCGAATTGAGGTGGAAATACTAGGCCTTGCAGCTTCTATGGCCTCGGTGATTGCGATGGTGGGTGATGTGATCATCATGCCTGAAAATGCATTCATGATGATCCATAAGCCTTGGGGAATGCAGGTTGGTAATGCTAATGACATGCGTGAATACGCGAAGCTGTTAGACCTGGTAGAAAACACATTTATTCCAGCCTATGCGTCCAAAACAGGAAAATCGGCAGATGAGCTTCATCAAATGCTGGCTGAAACAACCTGGCTTGACGGAGCGCAAGCGGTAGAGCATGGCTTTGCCGATCAACTTATGCAGCCATTGAAAATAGCTGCATCGCTAAGTTCAAAACGAATTGAGGAGTTTGACCAAATGCCTGAGAAGCTCAAAAACCTAATCGCACCGCGTGCGCAAAGCAATTCACAGCCTCCTGAAAATAGCAGTCCCCCGGCTAACCCGGCACCGGCCCCGGCTCCTTCTGGCGCTGCACCCACCGCGCCCGCTAACCCGGCACCGGCTAACCCGGTCCCGACGGCAGGCTACACCCGTGAGCAGTTCCAGCAGGAAGAGCAGCAGCGCCGCCAAGCGGTCGCCGCCGTGTTCGCCCCGTTTGGCACTACTCACGCAGCGCTGCAGCAAGAGTGCCTGAACGATTTTACGATTGATGCCGCCGCCGCTAAGGACAAGCTGCTGCAGGCATTGGGCAGTGGCACCACGCCCACCGCCCCGCCGCGCCCGGACGCGCACATTCACGCGGGCAACGGCAACATCGTGCGCGACGGCCTGCAAAACTCGCTAGCGGCCCGTGTGCAGCTGGAGACGCTGGAAAGCGACAACGCCTACGCGGGTATGTCGCTGCGTGAAATGGCGCGGGCGTATCTAGTCGATAACGGCGTTGGTATTGCCAGCTATCGCGGCGACGTCATGGGCATGGTGGGCGCGGCCTTCACCCACACCACGGGCGATTTTGGCAACATCCTGTCGGACGTGGCCCGCCGTCAAATGCTGCGCGGTTACGAAGAGGCAGAAGAGACGTTCCAGCGCTGGACGGCGCGCGGCTCGCTGCCCGACTTCCGCGAAATGGAGCGCGTCGACCTGACCTCGTTCCCCAGCCTACGCAAAGTGCGCGAGGGTGCGGAATACAAGTACGCCAGCGTGGGCGACCGCAAAGAGAAGATCGCCCTGGCCACCTACGGTGAGCTGCTGAGCATTACCCGGCAGATGATTATCAACGATGATCTCGGCGCGTTTACCCGCATCCCTCGCATGATGGGCCGCGCCGCGATTCGCACGGTGGGTGATCTTGTGTACGCCATTTTGGGAAGTAACCCGAAAATGAGCGATGGCAAAGCGCTCTTCCACGCTGACCACAATAACCAGCTCAGCGCTGGCGCGTTGTCGATTGCCCGCTACGACCAAGGCAAAACGATGATGCGCAAGCAGAAAGAGGGTAACGCGGTGCTCAACATTCGCCCCGCTTACCAACTGGTGCCGGTGGGCCTGGAGAGCACTGCTAAGGCGCTGCTGGCGGCTGAGTACGACCCTGCTATGGCTGAGGCCAAAGTACCCAACCCCGTGCGCAATTTGGTAGAGGTTATTTCCGATGCGCGCCTTGATGATCAAAGCGCATTAGATAGCTACCTAGTAGCGGACCCCAGCCAGCATGACACCATTGAGGTGGCTTACCTAGACGGCAACGATCAGCCCTACCTTGAGCAGCAGCAAGGCTTCACGGTAGATGGTGCGGTGTTCAAGGTGCGCATGGATGCAGGCGTTGCGCCTATGTCGTACCGCACCATCGTTAAGATGCCCGGCGCATAACCGCTAGGCCAATCCACCGCCCATAATCAGCCGCCTTGAGCGGTTTTTTTATGGGCGCTTGTTAACCCTTGGAGGTAAACCCCATGGCTAAGAATTTTGTGCAAAGCGGTTCCGCGCCTACGTTCATCGCCCCCGCTGGCGGCGTTTTGTCGGGCATCCCCGTAGCGATTAACGACCTAGTGGTCGTGCCGCTGGATGACGCCGCCGCCGGAGAGCCGTTCGTTGGTCACACGGGCGGCGTGTGGAACGTTCCTTGTGCTAACGGCCTCACTGCTGGCTCTAAAGTGGCTGTGCTGGCCGGTGAGCTGGTCGCCGATGGTACGGCAGGATCGACCCCGTGCGGCAAGCTAACGGCAGACGAGGCGAACGGCACTGCTGACTTCCTGTTGGTGCAGTAATGGCCAGCCGCTTTGCCCGCGCTACGGCGCGGGCTAACCGTGTCTTTATGGATCGTCTCACCGACGGCACCGCCACCTACACCCCCGTCAGCGGCCCCGCGCTGCTGGAAGTGCCGTATCAGCTGGATCTAAGCCACGAAGTCTACGACCAGGACCAAGTGGCCATGCGCGTGGCCACAATCCTGTTGCCTGTTGAGCGGGTGCCGGAATCCCGGCAGGGCGATACCGTCGCGCTGCCGGATCGCACGTGGCGGGTGCAGCAGGTGTTAGAGGACGATGGCCAGTGGCGGCGAGTGTGGGTGTCGTAGCGCCAAAGGGGGAGTTATGCCCAACCTGCAATTTGATGTGCGCGATCTGCAGGAGCTGAAACAGCAGTTCGACCCCAAAGACGTAGAAAAAGCGCTGAGCTGGGCGGTGAACGCCACCGCTCGCAAAGCGGCCACGCTGATTAGTCGGGAAACCCGGCAGCGTTACGATATTAGCGCGGGGGATATTCGCAAGCGCCTACGCATTCAGCGGTTAGACCGTGGCGATGGGCGGGCGATTCTCTACACCGGCAGGCGGTTACCGCTGGCGCAGTTCAAGCCCCGTGAGCGCTGGGTGACGGTGAGTTCCAAGCGGCGGGTACAAAGCGGCCCCCGTAAGGGCAGCATGGCGCGCCGTAGAGGCGTGACGGTGCGAGTGCGCAAGGATCGCGGGCGGCAGCTGGTGCAGGGTGGCTGGTTGGCCAAAAACCACATCTACCGCCGCAGCGACAAGGACGACAACAAAAGCACCCCGGAAATGCGCTTTGGCCCATCAGTCCCTGAAATGGTCGGTAACCAGCAGGTCATGGAAGCCGCGCAGGAGCTGGTGCGCGACGACCTACCCCAGCAGTTTAACGACCGGCTGAATTACATCCTCAACCGCAAAGCAGGCCTAACATGACCGACCCGGACATTATCGACGACCTGCTGGCGCGTTTGCGCGACAAATGCCCAGGCATGGCCACCGTACAAGAAGCGTGGTTTGCCGACCCCATCGACAACTTCGAAGCCCAAACCCCCGCCGCGCTGGCCTATTTTGCGGAGGATTCCGCCAAAGGCGATGCCCAGACCACGCGCCCAGTGCAGGAAGTGCGCCTGACCTACGGCATTTGGCTGGTGTGCAAGCGCAGCGAGTTCAAAGCCCAGCGCCAAGCACTGCGCGAGGCGCTGATGGGGCACGGCTTTAGCCCCCAGCACAACCCGATGCAGTACCGGGGTGGGCAAACGACCGACATTCGCGGCGAGCTGATCTGGTGGCGAGAGTTCTGGACCACCGACACCTGGCTGCGCAATTAGCCATCACCACCACCCAACACCCCGCCGCGTGCGGGTTTTTTTATGCCTGGAGGAAGCCCCATGCCCAATGCAGGAGGCCGCTACGAGATCCGTGGCGGCAAGCGCGTGCTCGTGCACAACACCCAGCCCGCGCCCGCAAAGCCCGCCACGGAGGCAAACACGCAACCCGCCGCGCCAGTGAAAACCGATGCAGCACCCAAGCCCGCTAAGGCAGCGGCCAAGCAAGAGGTAGATACCAATGAGTAAGCAATGGCGACGCCGCCTAGCCGTGGTGGCCGTAGAAACCCAGTACGGCGTAGCGCCGGACCCCGCCACCGCCACCATTCTAGAAGTGGTCATGCTGGACGCAGGCAACCCCTACGCAGGTAACACCGTCGAGCGTGAGCGCATGCGCTACGGCTTCGGCAACTTTGAGCAGATCAACACCGGCCCCAGCGTTGAACGCCAAATTCGCGTGCCGTTCTCCGGCTCCGGTACCGCTGGCGAGCCGCCCGCGTACTCCCCGCTATTGCGGGCCTGTGCGCTGTCGGAAACCATCGACAACACCACTGGTAGCGAAAGCGTCACCTACCAGCCCGTTTCTCAGGGCATGGATAGCGTCACAATCTGGTGGTACGAAGATGGCCAAGTGCAAGAGATTAGGGGCGCTCGTGGCACCTACGAGGTTGGCGCGGATGCCCAAAGCCTTCCGTACTGGCAGTTCAACCTCACCGGCCTTTACAGCCGCCCCCAAAACGCCCCCACTGTGCAGGGCGCAGAAAGCACCGTGGCCGGTGAGGTTCCGATCAACAAACAGAACAGCACGTTTACCCTGTTCGGCTACCCGGCGCGCCTGCAAGCGTTTAGCCAAAACGCAGGCAACCAAGTGGAATACCGCAATCTCGTCGGCTACGAAGGCGTTCACATCACCGACCGCCGCGTAACGGGCAACATCACCATCGAAGCCCCCGCGCTGGCCGACTTCAACGCCTTCGAGAAAGTCGAAAGCCACCAGGGCGTGACCTTGGGCGCAGTCGCGCTCACTCACGGCACCACCCCCGGCAACATCATCAAAGCCGAAGGGCTGCAGGCGCAGGCCGCGAACATCACGCCCAGCGACAACCAAGGCATCATGCACTACGGCATGGAAATCCGTTACCTACCCACCGGCAGCAACGACGACGACGTGAAATACGTCTTCACCTAACCCAACCAACCAGCCACACCACGCCGTCCAATGGGCGGCGTGTTTGTTCTACCCCTACCCATTTCAAGGAAAACACCATGTCATTAGTGCTGAAAAAGATCCCCACCACCACCGTGGATGTACCTGTTCAAGTGCCGGGCGAAGAGAAGCCCTCCACCATCCAAGCCACGTGGAAGCTGCACGACTGGGATACCTACCGCGCCACGGTCGAAGCGCAACAGAAGGGAGAGAAACACGACGAAGAGTTGCTCGACGATCTGGAAAGCGTGAGCGGCATCAAGGACGAAAACGGCAACGACATGCCGTTCAACAAAGAGCTGGTAGAACAGCTCATGCAAACCACCTACATTCGCCGCCCGCTGATCCTCTCCTGGTTCGCTGCCCAAGAAGGCCGCAGCCAGGCCGCTGCAAAAAACTAAGCGGCGCTGGCCAGTGGTGGGCGGGTGCCCGGTCGATTAAAGACCACACCGAGGAAGACGCCAAGGCGTGGGGCATCCAGCGCAACAAGCCCCGCGCTCCCGCGCCGGAAACCTACGGCGTATGGGAGGAACACTGGCCAGCGCTGGAGCTGTTTCTGGCCATGCGCACCCAGTGGCGCGTGGTCGCAGGCATGGGCGGTGCCCATCACCAGGGGATTGACTACACCGCCCTCTACGGACACCCCAAATTTGCCCGGCTGGGGTTCGATGAACAGGATGCCCTGCTGGCGCAGGTGCAGCACATAGAAGCGGGCGCGCTCGACGCCCTGAACGAACACCACGCCCTGGCACAGCAGGAGGCCGAAGAGCAGCAGCGAATCACCCAGGCCATCGACGCCCGCGCCGAGCTGAGCTATCAGCTGGAATGCCAGCAGCGTATCAACGCGCAGGAGCTGATGAACGTGCAGCACCTGCCCGCTGGGTATGGGGATGGGGCGTTTGTGGCGTAGCCAATGCAGGCCAAGTGCGCTAAGTTGCCTTTTGGTTCAGTGAGAGGTGAAGGGCAATGGTGCAAATATTAATACTTGTGGTGCTGGTCATTATCGCGGTGATCTTGGCGCCTTGGCTGTTGGGTGTCGCTTTAGCGTTGGCGGCTGTTTATGGCCTGCACTTGGTTATTTTTGGCGGTTTGATGGCGTTAGTTGTAGCTGTTGGGTCAGTGTGGATGCTTGTTTCAGCCGTGAGTAATTCTAAAGCGGCGAATCAGGAAGCCGCGCCGATAGCGGGCGGTAGGGTGGTATGCAGAAGCTGCCAAGCGGAGGTATCAGACCGACGCAAAACGTGTGATAACTGTGGTAAGCCGATTTGAATACCATCAATTACGTAGGTTAGCGAAAGTGATCAAGCGATTATTGGCAATATCAGTGGTTCTTTTTAGTACAGCGCTGCCCGTGTATGGAGGGGTAACGTTCGTTGAGTATGAAGCTGCCACCGAAATGGCGAGAGACTTGGCAGCTAATTGCCGTAGAGAAATTCGTGGTGGTGGTGGTGCAGATCGCTGTGAAGTATTTCACCGTTATCTGGATGAACGTTATGAGCCTCTTTCGGATGCGTTTATGGAGAGGTTCCAGCGCGACGGTGATCAGGCGTTTTTAGGAGTAGATAACGTCCGCATGCAGCAACACATACGAAGTCAGGAGCGATTGACCCGCGATATTCATTATATTTCAGACCATTTTCAATACTAGAAATTCACGATAAGCCCGAGCCCGCCTAGTGCGGGCATTTTTTTTGCCCGTTATTTGAGGTGCCGCCATGTCCCGTGGACGCGAACATAAAACAGGGTTAATCATTACCGGCGACGCTAGCGGCGGCATTCGCGCAATACGGGCGACCGATAGCGAGCTGGGCAAGCTCAACCAGGGCTTTGACCGCGGCTCCCGCCGTAGCCGTCAGTTTAACCAAGACGTTAACGCCACTAGCCAAGGTTTGGCCGTGCTGCGCCGCGCCGCTGCGCCTATTGCCGGTGCTATTGCGG